TGCCGCCTTCACCGCCCGAGGCAATAAACGCGAAAATCTGATAAACCGTTTCACCGATAATCCTGCCAGCGTTCGTGATGATTGTGATCACGCCGTTAAATGCGTCTTGAATTAGGTTGATGAAGTTCTCTCCGAACCACACAACATAAGCCGGAATCGTCTGCGTAAAGGCGTGCATGACCACCTCGGAAATGGTGATCATTGCCAGTTCAGCCGCTGCCTTTGCAATCTCCCAGACGCTGCCCAGATTCGTGACAATCACCTCCATGAAGGTAAACGCACCGACGATCACATTGATGGCCTGAACGACCTTTTCCTTCACGTAGTCCATAATCGGACCAATGTTTTCAAGAATCCTTGTGGCGAACTCAACCGCCGGAACTAGCAACGAATCAAGCGACGTTGCCAACTGCTGAAGCCCTGCATTGATCAGCACACGAATCGGGGCAATTATTTTGCCGATTGATTCCATCAGCGTTGACATTGCAGAGTCGGCACGACGGCCAGAACCCGCAACCGTCGTCATGTCGGCGGCTTGCTGTGCCAGTCCCTGATTGGCGATGGCCATTACCGCCGCAAGTCGTTCCTGATTCGTCCGCATGTACATAATCTGCGGATTGACAGCGTAAAATGCGTCGAAGTTGCCTTCGAGGGCTGCTTTGAGATCGCCCATCGCAGACGCGGCATCTTTCCCCATCGCCGCACCGAGCCCAATAGCGGCTTTGGCTGCATCGTCCATTTTGCCCGTTGCAAACCCCATCCCTGACGCTTGCTGCATCAGTGCGAGGGCTGCGTTGTCCGATACGCCAGTCATCTTCTCGATTGACTTGGCGACGTCCTGCATCCCCCTCGACGCTTCGGACGCACCGCGAATCTGCAACGCGGAGTTTAGCTTCTTGACTGACTCTGTCTGTGCGTCATAGGCCGCGTTAATTCGATTAAGCCCGCCCAGTGCTGCCAGTGCTGCCTTGACAGCGAGATACACCGTCGTGAGCGTTCCTGTGACGGCTGCCAGTCGTTGTGTAGACTTGCCGACTGAGTCCGTCTTTTGCTCAAGACGTTGCAGCGATTTTTCAACGGAAGACATCGCAGGCGCTGCCTGATTCTTTCCGCCGATGACAAAATCAATGCCGTTACTCACAGGTTCCGCCTCTTGTCTCGTTCGCTTTCGATTCGGTATTCTTCGCTTCGCAGGATGCTTCTCAGCTCGAACCACCACGCCGACTGATCGAGGATTCCGCCAGTCACTGGCAAGTGGTGCTCGCTCGCTGTGACGATCTGAATATCACTGTTCAATTCCGGCCCGATGAATTTCATGGGACATTGACCGACCTCAAACCATCCATCCTTGCAGTTCTTGCATCCTTCACCGCCGCATTCCGGACACTCAATTTCCGCAGGTTGCTCCGGCGTTACAATGTCGCGACAACGCCCAACGCAGGACTTGCAAAGCTCACCGCATCGCACGAGGGCTGCGACTCGGATTTTTTTTTATCGTCTGGTGTTGCTGACGTTGACGCTGCCAAGAACGTGAACACCTCAACCAGTTCATCAAGCGTCAAAACATCGCCAATCGTTTCGCGGCTGAATGCGACAGGGATATTCTCCCAGCCAGTTAGACACATAGCCGCCGCGTCAAGCAAAGCGTCCATGCTGGCCGCGATGTCTCCACCGCCCAAACCTTGCAACAATGCAACCAGCTTTCGCTGCTGGTTTAGTGTCGGCGTTTTGGCGAAAATCTTCGGCTGCGGCATCTTGTCGACGTCGCAGGCCAGAACCATTGTGAGCTTGGATGAAGGGTCAAGACTTCGAGGCATATAGATCAATCAAAAGTGATGGTGAGTTCGGTATCTGCGGAACTGCCGGCGGTACACAGCCAGGTCAAATCGTCGGCCATGATCCCGTTGCGGTCGCCCTGCTGCTTGTTCTCAAGCTGAGCTTTCGGGGCGGCAATGGTGATCGAATTTCCGGTGGCTCCGATCTGCATCGAAAACGCCTGTGCTGAACTTGTCAGCCAAAGAGCGTCACGGTCCTGCGTAGCGACCAGCACCGATTCTGGATTTGCTGTAATGACTGGAGCCCGATCCGTGACGATGGCTGACACGTACCCGCTGCGATCGCTAGCATTGACGCATTCACGCATCGTCACTGTGTTGCCTGAGTCGATCTCGACCGATGCCGTGCAAAGTGCGACAGAATTCCACGTCAACGCTCCCTGAGCAACTCGAAGCGGAAGAACTGTTGGGTATGTTGGCGTGAGAATCGCGACGTCTGTTTCATTGGTCGAGTATTTGCCTGTGAAGGTAAACTCAATCATCGCTTGCTTGCCGGTCTCTGCGATGATTTTCCAAGTTCCCATTGCACCAGACAAAATCGATAACTTGCCGTCTTTGTATTCACCAATCGTAATTGTCTTGACGCCTCCAGATCCGCCAGGGCCTTGCGTCACCGGCGACAGCACCAGCGAACTGGCGACCCATCCGCAGGCCGGAAGCAAGACGGATGCCCATGTCGGCAGCGTCGTTCCGTTGTAAGACATGCCAAAGCGAACCGTGCATGTGCCCTGCATTCCTTCAGGGATGCCAGGCAGATAATTGAAACCACCTTGGCCCTCTCGGCGAGTGATTGCCACGTTCGGTTGAATGGTAAATTCTTCCGCGTTGAATGCGGCTTCGGCTGCTGTTAATGATTCTGCGGTGCCAACAGTCGTTTCAACCTTGGCAGCAAATACGCGACGACGTCTCAAAAGTCCGCTCATGATTGGTTCCTATTTCGACACGAGCCCTTCAGCCCGAAGAATGTTGAGTTTGATTCGTCGTTCCATCTGCTTTGATAGCTCTTGGCGAATGCGTTTAATTTGTGGCTTGCCAAAATTTCGTTTCAGATATGCACCCCAAACGGAAACGCCAAGCACATAAAAAATTGGCGTCTTTGCTTTTCCAGTTCTCTGCAAAACCAAACCGTTCCAACTTGGCTTAATTTGCCCTGGTCGTGGCCCCTGAAACGCACTGTTAATGCGTTGCCGCCCGCCCTGTTTGTTTATCTTGTACGAAACGCCTCGCTGGTCCTGACGTGCTCCAAAATGCTGCAATCCGAGGCGTGGCGTTTTTTGAATTCGAACTGTGTTTCGTGGGTTTTCGGCTGTGGCTTTTGAAAGAACTTTTGTGGATTCTTCTGACTTCGCTTTCTTGATGGCGATGACGCTTCGAACGTCTCGCCCAATGTCCAGTTTCGTTTTCTTTGCTGTTGCGTTGATTGCCGCTGCCAACTCTCGCCCGAATTTCTTTTTCGCTTTGCCTACCGACTCACGCAACCGCTTTAACTGCTTCGCGTCGATGTCGATGGCTATCATGCTCGCACCGTGTACAAATCGCCTTCACTGACTCGAAACATCACTGTCAGTGGTATGGCGATTCCGTCGTATCCTCCGTCTGATGTTGCCGTCTGCTGTGCTCCAAGATCTGCCAGAATTGCAAGATCTCCGAATGTGTGCCACGTTGCCGGATCGTTCACAATCGCCTTGTGAATCTCCGACTCCATAACATCTTCATACACTTCAACTGGCGTCGTGTCCTTTTCGCTTGGAGCAATGTGAACGCGAATCAAAAACGTTTGTTGATAACCGACTGCCGGAGGATTCCCCGGACAATCGATTTCCGTCAGTCGCGAAACCTCACCACGAGTCAAAACAATCAGCCCGTGTTGCGGCGTGTATGTCGCCAGCTTTGTCGGTCTGACGACATCCGCGAACGAATACGCACCAGCACTTCCGGAGACTAACGCCTGCAGCCGCGCAAAGATCTCATCTGAAATCCGCGAGACAACAGGAGTTTGAAACGTCACCGGCATATCAACACCAGCATTCCAGAGTCATGTTCAGACAGCAACTGCACTGACCGTTTCGTTGGAGTCTCTCCGATCCTTACGGCCAGCTTGATTTGATCGCCACCAGTGTTGAGTTCTTCGCTGCTGATTCCGGTCGTGGAATTATTGGCAACTCTGACTTCAAACTCTGGAACGATCTGTTCGTCTGGACCGAATGTAGACACCTGATTGCGTATCACGACAGCCTTGATGGTTCTTGCCGTCGCTGGCGTCCCAAACCGATGCGGGTGGTACGTGACTGTTTCAGCGAAGTGATCGCTGTTAAGAAACACACCAACCGCATCGGTTACGATCCGTTCCGCTAGGCTCATGTTCGTTTCGCGAGAATCTTGACGTAATCGATTGTGCAAACATCCGCATTCGTGTTTGCCGCTTTTTGCAACTGAATGATCGGCTGCAGTCCGGATGAATACGCTGACATGTCGAACGTTGTAGACGCTGCAACACGAACTCCGTCGATGTAAAACCGAACGTCACGCTTTCCGCCTGTGAAGTCGATCACGAACCGCTTGTACGTCGTTCCGAGTGTCACGCCGCTGGAAATGTCGTTTTTGTCAGTGGTGCCGTCGTCGCTTTCGCAATAGACAAGCGTCGTGCTGTTCGCTCCTTCCATGCGAAACCAAGCATGTTCCGCAACGCTGTCAGCCGTATCGTTGCGAGCCGACGACACACCGAAAACAAGAATTGATCCGCTCGTGAACGTTGCTGCACTCAGCTTGACTCGCATTTCAACACGCTGAATGTCGTCGATGTCGAACGTCAACGCGTCGTTATGATGCAAGCCAAGAATCTGCGCCTGGTTGTCTGCGGTCAATGTCAGAATTGCGGCACCAGCACTTCGCACATGCGTTGGCGGTGCAGCCCCGGTGACGTCGGTCAGCCACGGCGTGCCGATGTTTGCCGACGTTGGAAATGTCACTGTCGTGCCTTCAAAGTCATCGACGTATTCCTGAAAGTCCTGAATACCTGCCATTTCAATCACCTTTCAAAACGGGTCATCGCATTCCGCTACCGTTGGGAGTGCTTCGGAGAGCGGCGGACCACGCGGCCCGCCGTGTTTTATCCAGCCAGTGCATTACGCTCCGGCGTGCTTGTACAGGCCACGGAAGTCGATGGCAGCAACGCCAAACGTCTGACGCACCTTGTATTTGTAAACGTCCTTGTCGAAGTCCCATTCGTTCTCCAGAACTGGGGACTGCTCACCTT